TCTACAACAACGGTTTGGGTAACAAGCCCATTCTTGGTGTGAAGTACGTGGTGGACGAAAACGGCGTTATCCACTACTCCTGCTACTCTAAGTATGAGTATTTTGAGATTGTGGAGTCCGTGGTGGTCAAACACCAAAACCACATTCTGGGCGATATTCCGATTATCGAATACCCCCTGAACCTTGCCCGTATCGGCGCATTTGAGTTGGTCATTCCCCTGCTGGACGCTATCAACCTGACGGACAGTAACAGACTGGACGGGGTTGAGCAGTTCGTCCAGGCTCTTATGCTCTTCCATAACGTGGACATTTCCTCTGAGGACTATGAGAAGTTGAGAGAGGAAGGGGCTATCAAGTACAAGGACATTGACCCGCAGTTGAAAGCAGAGGTCAGTTACCTGGTGAGTAATCTGAACCAGGGTGAAACTCAAACCTTGGTTGACCATATGTACCAGACCGTACTTACTATCTGCGGTATGCCAAACCGTAACGGTGGTACGTCCACCAGTGATACCGGGTCTGCGGTCATTATGCGTGACGGCTGGTCTGCTGCGGAAGCCAGAGCGAAGGACAGCGAACTGATGTTCAAGAAGTCTGAAAGACGGTTCTTGAAGCTGGTCTTGAATATCTGCCGTACCCTGACTGGCATGGACTTGAAGGTCTGTAACATTGAAATTCGCTTTACCCGGCGCAACTATGAAAACATTCTGCAAAAGGCGCAGGTGCTTGACCTCATGTTGAAGAATGAGAAAATTCACCCCCGCCTTGCCTTTGAACACTGTGGTCTGTTCGTGGACTCCGATTTGGCTTATGCGTTGAGCGCAGAGTACGTGGAGGAACAGGCGCAAAAGGCGCAGGAGTTGGAGAAGCAGCAAAATCTTATGAAGGGAGAGGGTAACGATGACTCCGGTAATCACGAAGGAAATGGTGGAGCAGATGGAAACTTGTCTGAAACACGGAAGTCGAGTGGAACTTCTGATTGAGCAGGGCAAGATTGCCATTGTGGAAATCAAGCGGAAACTGAAAATGAAGGAAACGGATAATTCTTGACCTGGACAAAGGTTCAGGTAAGTCCAATGGGACTGTGAGTGTATGACGCTCATAGTCCCTTTTCTTTTTGAGGATAAGACGATGGATGAAATTACTTCCAGTTTTCTGACAGCCCTTGATGAACTTAATGTGCTGACTTCCACCAGTTACTACATGGCTGACAACGGCGATACTGCCGCTCAGATAAATCAGGTCACGGATGATGTGTTGTCCTTCCTGATAAATGCCTACAAACTTGGCATTGCGAACGCTTCTATCATGCTGGACTACAGCTTGTCGGTAAATGTCAATCTCATGGAGTATGCAATCTACCAGACGATTGACGGTAAGGACTTTGCTGACCGGGTAGCCGCTCATGTGATTGCCCGTGACCTGCAAGGTCTACAGACCCTTGTAGAGTCTGAGTATCACAGAGTCTACAACGCTGCGGTTCATGATGGTGCTACCACTTACGTGGACGAAGGAAACCTTGGCGTAAGCAAGACCTGGTACACGGTGAGGGATGACAAAGTGCGGGAAACGCACAGTTATCTGGAAGGGCGTACCGTGTCCCTGGAAGAAGAGTTCTTCACCTTTGATGGTGACCATGCCCCGTACCCTGGGGGCTTTACGAAAGCGGAGAACAACGTCAACTGCCGCTGTATCGTGAAATTACAACCTGGCTAATAGCGGGGCAACCCGCTTGAAGTGGTGAGGGAACACCTTAAAACGCAAACTCATGACAAGAGGATAAAACGGAAAACAGAGTGGAGTGAACCACCGATTAAACGCAAGGAGGACTTTATTATGAGTTATTTGAGTGATTTGCTGGGTACTGCCTACAAGGAAGGTATGACCGAAGAGGAAATCTCTGCTGCCCTGGAAACTGCAAACTCCGGGAGCGAAGCGGAGGTAAACCGCCTGAAAGCTGCCTTGTCTAAGGCGAACTCCGAAGCTGCGGACTACAAGAAGCAGTTGCGGACTAAGCAGACGGATGATGAAGCCAATGCTGCCGCTCAGAAAGAAGAGCATGACAAGCTGGCGCAGGAGAACACGGAGTTGAAGCGGTCTATCGCCCTCTCTGAGAAGAAGGCAAAACTCCTGGCTATGGGGTACGATGAAACCTTGGCTACTGAAACCGCTACCGCTATGGTGGACGGTGACATGGATAAGGTCATGGCAAACCAGAGCAAATATCTTGAAGTCCAGAAGAAGAACATCCAGGCTGACCACATGAAAAAGACCCCTCGCCCTGCGGGTGGTTCTGAGGAAACTGGCGGCGTGGACTATGCGCAGAAAATTTCCGAAGCGCAGGCTGGCGGCAACCTTGCCGCAGTAGCCTACTATACACGTCTGCAAGCCCAGGAAGCGGCTGAACAGACTACTGAAAATTAAGAAAGAGAGGTAAATCAAAATGGCTGACGTTTTTGCAACCAGTTTTGGTGTTCTGAACTACAGCGGTATGCTCTTCAACAAGGGCAATACCCGTACCCCGCTTTCCTCCATCATCGGCGGTAAAGCGAAAACTACCAACCACGTAGAGTTCGTTACCGGGCAGGAGTATTCTGCTGGCGGTGACGGTTCTCAGCCTGAAATCTCTGAGAACGCTTCCCTGACTGCCCCGGAAGCAAGCGTGGTGACCCGTGAGCAGAAAACCAACGTGACCCAGATTTTCATGGAGAGCGTTGGCGTGTCCTACGCAAAGCAGTCCAACATGGGTACTCTGTCTGGTGTCAACATCGAGAACCAGGCGGCGAACCCTATCAACGAACTGGACTTCCAGGTCGCTGCCAAAATCCAGAAGGTCAACCGGGACATTGAGTACACCTTCATCAACGGTGTGTTCAACAAGGCTACGAAGGACTCTGAGGTCAACAAGACCCGTGGTCTGGTCAACGCTATCAGTTCCAACGTGACCGCTATGGGTAAGAAGCCCCTGGGTCTGTGGGACATTGCGGACATGGTGAAGAAAATCTACGGTGCGAACGCCCCTACGGACGGTCTGTGCCTGTGGTGTGACGCTATCACCCTGTTCCAGATTAACGCAGACGCAGTACAGAACGGTCTGACCGTTGTGCCTGCTGCCCGTGACATTAACGGTATCTCCCTGTCCAGTGTGGTTACTCCTATCGGGGTTGTCTACCTGTACCTGGGTGAGTGTCTGCCTGCGGGTACTGCGCTCCTGCTGAACCTGGACGTTCTCGCCCCTGTGTATCAGCCCGTCCCCGGCAAGGGCAACTTCTTCCTGGAGCCGCTGGCTAAAGCGGGTGCTGGTGAGAAGTATCAGCTTTTCGGTCAGATTGGACTTGACCACGGCCCTGAGTGGTATCACGGCAAGTTCACTGGTATCAGCACTGACTTTGAGAAGCCTGCCTACAGCCGTAGCGTGTACGTGGCTGGCGGTACGATTGAGACTACCGCTAAGTCCTAAGTCTGAGGAAGGAGAGTGGACAGTATGGACGATACTGAAAAGCTGACAATGCTGAAAAGCATGACGGGTGAAACAGACGAAAACGTACTGTCCACCTATCTGACTTTGGCAAAGGGCGTGGTTCTTTCTAAAGCCTACCCCTATGGTACTGGGGAGGAAGAAATTCCTACCCCGTACCATACGGTTCAGGTAGAAATTGCCGCCTATATGCTGAACAAGCGTGGTGCGGAGGGTGAAACCGCACACAGCGAGAATGGCGTGTCCCGCTCCTATGAGGACGGTGACATTCCTCCCTCTCTGTTGCGGAGAATTACCCCGATGGCGGGGGTGGTATCGTGAAACTGATGAAGCGAAACCTTGTCCCCGTCCACTACTGCCTATATTCAGAAAGTGTTCCGCTTACGGATGATGACGGCTATGAAACTGGCGAAAAGGGAGTAGGCTACGGAGAACCCGTCCAGATGATGTGCAGCGTGTCCCCGGCTACGGGGTACGTGCAGGTCAATATGTTCGGCAATTTGGAGTCCTACGACAAAGTTCTCATTACGGATGACATGACCTGCCCCATTGACGAGAACACGGTCTTGTTTATCGACAAAGACCCTGAGTTCGTGGATGGGAAGCCGAAGTTCGACTACACGGTCAAACGGGTAGCGAAGTCCCTGAACAACATATCGTATGCGGTGAGTAAGGTGAAGGTGTCGTGAGTAAGAGGGTTATCAAGGTACAGCCTAATGAGAAGAGCATAGACAAGGCTATCCAGGCTCTTAAAGACTACAAGAAG